TGGAATCAACCCTTCAGAAGTTGTATATATCGTATCACAAGATGTGTATTATAACTTACTAGAAGATGCTGAGTTCCAAGACGCTAACCTAGTTGGCGACATGGCTACTAAGCTAAATGGAGAAATTGGACAAGTATTTGGATCAAGAGTACTCATGTGTGATGAATTTGCTACTAAAGCAGCTGGCAAATACGGAGCTATCGCAGTATACCCAAGAAACTATGTAATGCCAAGATTAAGAGGCGTTACTATAGAATCTGACTACGAAGTAGCTAATCAAAGAAGAGTCCTAGTGGCTTCTCAGAGATTAGGATTCACTGACTTAATTGACGGTGCAACTTCTAAGTGGGCATTTGCTTATAAAGGTGCTTAATACCTAAAATACGGTTTTTGGTGGGTTACCTATAACCCACCCTTTTTAACTATGGCAGACTTAATAACAGTATCAGAATATAAAGACGCAGAAGGCCTTCGAGGAGAGAAGGACGACGATCGTTTAGCTGTTATAGTACCTCAGGTATCTGATTTAGTTAAAAAGTATTGTGGAATATCATTCCTAGACTATTTTAGTACAAGTAAAGTAGAAACATTTAGTATTAATGATGAAAATAGTACTACTCTAGTTTTAAGTGAAAGTCCTTTAGTATCCGTTAGTAAAGTTGAAGAAAGAACAACTTACTCGGAAGCTTATCAAGAACTTACAACAGGAAACTATGAATATTATGTAGATACAGAAAGCGATGCAGTAATCAGAACAAATATACAAGGACTACCTAGACCTTGGGCAAGAGGAGTAGGAGCAGTAAAAATAACATATACTGCTGGATATGCTACAACTCCAAAAGATTTACAACTGGCTTTATTTGATTTAATTAACTACTATATGAAAGACGAACATAAAGAAAGAAGAACATTAGGGGGAGCACAAGTGCAAAACCAAGGAACTTCTGGAATTAGAGATAATTCAGACTTTCCAGACCATATAAAAAGAGTACTTGATTTATATAGAGTTATAATATGATATCTGCCGTTGAAAGCTGGCTTGATAATAAATTAAACAAGTTAATGATAGACTTGATGAGAAACGAAGCTAATAGAACTTATAAACATGAAATTTACATAAATAAAGTTACTACTACTAATATAATTTTAAATGGAGTAATAGAAGCAAGAAATAAGAAAGGATATCCTCCATTAGATAGTATGACATATAGACGCCTATCTAGTAATTTATTTAGTGATGTTTATAACGTACAAAATGTTCAAGTTGAAATGGATAAGCAATTTGGAGCAGGAAGAGTACATGTACAGGGCACAAATACAAGAACAGAAATTCATTTAGCTACTGGTTTATTCGCAGAAACAAAAACTACTAGTAAAGGATCGGAACAAAAACTTGTAAATGCAGCAATGCAAGAGTTATATTATAAAGCTATAGGCTACATGAGAAGAACTATTAGTCAGCATAGAGGAGTTAATGAAAGAGGATATAAAACTAAACATCCAGGATTATCCTCTCATGGAGAGTTAAGGAAAGCAGGAGCTCAAACTACAATAGCAGGTTTAGCTCTTACAGAAAATTTTGATGCTGAAATGGAATCAATAATGGATGATTTGCAACAGCAATTTCCAGTTAAAGAGCATCAAGGTACTATGGATGCGTTTAAACAACATATTATAAATCCAATAAAAAGTAAATATATAATTAAAGATGCGCAAGATTTTGATACTAAAGGATTAGATAGAAACATAACAATACAAGCAGAGTATGGAGATAATGCATATAATAGAAGAATGCAATTATATGATTCAGGAGCTCCTTTACGAAACGCAATAAAAACAATTGAAGACGGTTTTCTAAAACAGGTGGGAGCTACTAGAGATAATTATAAAGAATATGGTTTATTAGAGGGTTCAAGAAGTTTTGTTCAAAAAACAAATACTATTGTTCCAAAAACTATAATAGATAATTTGTTTCCACATACAGTTAAAGCAGATATGAGACTAAAAGTAAATAAAAAACTTTTAGCAGATGCACAAAAAGATATAGGTAGAAAAAATACTAAAGGAAGCGTAAAAAGTAAAAGTAAAAAAGGAACTCGTACAGGCAGAGCAGGAAGAGGAGTAAAAAGAGCAAAAGGCAAGGCTGGAACTAGAGTATCTAGTAAAGCAGGAACAAGCCCTCTAGCATTAAGAAATATGCTTAATGAACTTTTACCAGTAGCAATTGCAAAAAATATGACAAGTCCTGCACTAAACTATAGAACAGGTAGATTTGCAAATTCAGTAAGAGTAGACAATGTAACACAGGGACCAAGGGGAGGAAATACAATGATTCAAGCAAGTTATATGAATAACCCATATGAAACATTTGCTCCAGGAGGAGATAAATATACTCCTCAAAGAAATCCTGAAAAATTAATTAAAGGAACATTAAGACAAGTCGCACAAGGAATAGTAGGTACTAAATTTGGAGTTAACGTAAGATAATGGAAACAGCACTAGCAAGGAAACATACCACGCGTAGGCGAGCCATTGTAGAAGCATTAGCCCTTGAGTTAGAACAGATAAATGGGGGAGCTCCCTTTAGAACAGCAGTCTCAAAGGTAGAAAGAAGACTAAAGTTTTGGGATGAAGTAACAGAATTTCCTACCATACATATAGGAGCAGGAGCAGAGACTCGCGAATACGATGGTGGTGGGTTTAGATTTAGATTTTTATCAGTAACAGTTCGATGTTATGTTTCAGATGACAATGATGTCATCGAAGCACTCGAAGAGTTACTAGAAGATGTTGAAACAGTACTAGAGGATAAAGATCCCTTGACGTACTATGATTCGACAGGAACATCTCAGTCTACAGTACAAACAACAATTGTTACTGTAGATACAGATGAAGGAGTACTCGAACCTCTTGGTGTAGGAGAAATCACCATAGAGATTCGATATTAAATAGGAGAAAAGAATGGCATTTTTCTTTAGTAGAGATACCAAAGTATTTATGAACTTTAGTTTGGATGGAACAACAGCCAATACAGCTCTTTATGAGATACCTGTATTAGATGGTTTTTCTTTCAATCAAGGAACAAATACTTCGGAAATCACATTAAGTGAAGCCGCAAACTCAACAGGCTATAGTAAGAGAGGTAGAACAATGTTTACCGATTCTTTTGCACCAGCTGAATGGAGTTTTTCTACTTACATGAGACCTACCGTGTCTGGTTCTGCAGATGCAGGCGCCAGTAAACAACATGGTGGAAACGCAGACGTATTTGCAGTAGAGGGCCCTTTATGGGCAGCTATGTCAGCAAATACTTATGATAGAGCGATTGGTAGTAGTGGAACAGGAGATTTTGCAAATAATGCAGCGACTTACGAGCCGAAGCATTTTAACTTTGCAAATTCAAACCAAGTGACACTTGGAACATTTGACTTATTCTTTGTTTTAGGAGCATCACAAGATACAGACACAAGTTCGTATGCAACAGGTACGGATGGTGTAACAGTATATAGAGTAGCTGATTGTTCAGTTGGTTCTGCTTCAATTGATTTTGATATTGAAGGTATAGCACAAATTGCATGGTCAGGTCAAGGTAAGCAAGTTAATGAAGTAGTATCATTAAGCACTGCAACTTCAGGCGCAGTAGATAATTCAGCAGAAACTTATGGTTACAATCTCGGACTAATTGATGAGGGAGTAAGTTCTACTTCTAACTTTATTAGACAAAAGTTAACCGACTTAGCTATGAGCTTTGATATTTCAACTGCTACAGGTAGTGTAACCGGAAGCGCATTAGACGCTGCTGGAGATGGAAGCACTGATACAACATATGGTGTAACTTTAACAGGTGGTAATATTACGATTGAAAACAATCTAAGTTACTTAACACCAGAAACATTAGGTACAGTGAATCTACCATTAGGACATGTAATGGGAACAAGGTCAGTATCAGGTAACTTTACCTGTTACTTAAATGACACAGCAAATGGATCATTAGATTTATTTGAAAGACTACAAGAGTCTAGAGGTGTAATAACTAATGCATTTGACTTGAAATTCAGTATTGGGGGCTCAAGCTCTTCAAACCACTGTAATGTTCATATTGCAAAAGCACATCTCGAATTGCCTACTCACAGTTTTGAAGACGTAGTATCAGTAGACGTGGCTTTCCACGGTTTAGCTACTGACTTATCATCAGCAACTGCAGGTAACGCAACGAATGAAATTGACGTATTATACGCAGCTTCATAATAAAAACAAACTCGGAGGGCTTCGGCCCTCCACTTTATAGGAAAAAGAATGACAGAACAAAAACAACCAGTATCACTTAAGAGTTTATTAACTCCAAGTAAGACTGTTTCTATAAACTTTCCAGGATTGGAAGGATTTACAGTTCAATTAACTTATCTTGCAAGAGAAGAGTTACTAAAACTAAGAAACAGAAGTGTAACACAAGTTTTAAATAAGAAAACTAGGGCATACGAAGAACAGCTTGATAATGACAAATTCTTAACAGAATACTGCAAAGCAATTATTAAAGGCTGGAAAGGCTTAAAGTATAAATACTTAGAAGAGCTTCTATTAGTAGATACGAGTGGAGTAGACCCTGAAGACGAACTTGAATGGACAAATGAAAATGCGGAACTTCTTATGAAGAACGCAGCAGATTTTGATAACTGGGTTTCAGAAACAGTAGGAGAACTGGAAAATTTTACCAAAGTCAAGTAGAAAAAATATTCGACCTACTTGATAAACAGTACTCCGACAAATTTCTTGATATAGACAAATATCTAGCAGTGTGTGAACAGTTAGGCGACGAGCCTGACCCTGAAAAGATGCCTCCCGAATATTCCGATTATCCATTGGAAGTTCAGCAGGCATTTTTAGTACATAGCTATTTACATGATACTTGGGACGGAACATCAGGTTATTACATGGGTAAAGACCAGGCCGCTCTAGGTACTGTACTAGATATTTTAGATATCGAAGATAAAAAAACCGTACTTTACTTTTTTAAAGCTATAGAAGATAGATATTCAAATAGATTAAATAAACAGGTGTCCGAGAGACAAAAAGCAGCTGAAAGAAAAGCTAAAAGTAAAGGTTAAATAATGGCAGGAAAGAAAGTAAAAGGAGCAACTATTACATTTGAGATTACTGATAACGGTAGTCTTAAACTGGTTGAAAAAAACTCCAAAAGAGCAGCACAATCTGTTAAAAAAGTTGGGCAATCAGCTCACAGTGCCGACCGTTCATTAAAAGGAGCAGCTAATGCTTCTTCAGGTGCTTCTAAAAACTTTTCCAAATTATCTCAAGGTATTACAGGAGGACTAGTTCCTGCTTACGCAACGTTAGCAGCTAACCTCTTCGCAGTAGACGCATTATTCAGATTCCTGAAAAATTCCGCAGATTATAGAGTATTAACCCAAGGACAGTTGGCATTTGCTGCTGCGACTGGGGTTGCCTATAAATCTTTAGCGCATGACCTACAAAACGCTACTCGTAATATGATTAACTTCAAAGAAGCAGCTCAAGCTGGTGCGATTGGTAGAGCAGCAGGTCTTTCTGCAGGACAACTTACCGAACTATCAGAAGCAGCTTTTACAGTATCTATGGCACTTGGTAGAGATGTTACAGACTCATTCAACAGATTAGTAAGAGGTGTTACAAAAGCGGAACCAGAATTACTAGACGAACTCGGTATTATATTAAGACTAGAAGAAGCAACGACAAAATATGCAGCCTCACTAGGTCTAAATAAAAATCAGTTATCTATTTATCAAAAATCACAAGCAGTAGTAAACGAAGTTCTTGACCAAGCTGAAAGAAAGTTTGGTAAAATCAATGCAATTATGGAACCACAGGCAAATGCTATTGCACAATTAGGTATAGCTTTTGAACACACAGTCGATAGCATAAGACCATTTATATCAGCAATGGTAGAACCAGTAGCTCAATTTTTTGGAAATAATATTACAGCAGCTGCAATTGCAATGGGACTATTCGCCACCACAATTATCAAATCAGTTATTCCTTCTCATGGGGAATTGATGGTAGCACAACAAGCACAAACCACAGCTCATGCAGAGCAACTGGATAGATTACATGCCAAAACAAAAGCATTAGAAGCTGCAAGAAAAAAATTAGCTGGAACTCCTATTGCTCAAGATAAATTTACAAAAAGAATGAGTAAAGACGGATTCGATGTAAGTAAAGTAGGTGGTGCAAGTGGACAAGCATTAAGAAGGGGAGAGGCTCTAACAAACAGACAAATAGGTGCAATTAAAGCACAAGTTACCAAAGCTACAGGTGCATTTTCAGGCATGTCTGAGAAGATGAAAACGAAGTATATAGCAGATCTTAATGCAATGCAAAATGCAGGTACTGTAACAGCACAAAAATTTAAGAACAATATGGCAGCATCAATAAATTTTGTACAAATTAAAACTGTAAGTCTGAGAACAATGTGGACAAACGCAATGGGCGTAATGGCAGGTGCCACGAGAGCTGTAACTTCAGCAATGACAGGTTTAATGAGTCTACTTTCTTATTTTGGTATTGCGATTTTATTATTTCAAGCAGCTAAAGCAGGATATGATAAGTTCTTTGGACCTGACCAAGGCGACATAGACGATTTCAACGAAAGAGTCGATACTGCAACTACTTCATTAGAAACTTTGAATAAAGAATTATTAAAAATGGGAGAAGTAGCGAGAAGAGGATTACTAGAAGACGAAATAGAAGCAATAGGTCATCTATCTGAAGCAGTAGCAAGTGCAA